GCAGACTCGAACGCCGAACAGACGGCCTTCCAGCGTGAGCCTAAAGCCCACTAGGGCAGCATGAGGTCTACCGCAACCTCGCTCCCGTCCAGCGCAGTATCGAGAGTCAGCCCGTTGCTCTCGAGAGCATTGGCGGAGGTTGTAACAGTAGGCGCAGCGCCTTCCGGTGTCTTGTTATGATAAGCCTTAAGCACGCTGTTGCTGTATAACAGATGGTCGATGCCAAGCTTGTCGCCCCAGCCAAACGACGTGGTAGCACCCGTCCCGTCGTGAGGTGGCAAATCGTATCCAGTCATGAAGTCCATGGTCTTCGCTCCCTCAACACCGCCAGCTACGTTGACGGTGAAGGCAGGCAGGACTTCACTAACCTCGACTCCGTTGCGCAAACCGTAGACCGTGGCTTGAATCGCCTTGATGTCGGTTGAAGTGCCTCCCGCAACTGCCCGGATGTTACGAGCACAGGGCAAAGCAATGGGAGCAAACCTAACAGATAAGGCCTCGCCAGTATCCTGGACAGCGGCGACCAGTCCGGCGTCGGACTTGGCAACCGCCTCGTCGGTCGTCCACTTGAGGCGCGCTGGAGTGATGCCATTGGCGTACGAACCAGCCACCTCGCTCTTGATTAAGACTGGATTCGCGGGGTCCTTGATGAAATTACTGTCCATGGTTGCCTCCCTTTTTTGCGCGGAGAATAGACCAACGCAGGTGCGCTAACGCAGCCAGTTTGGACTTGCTCAGCTTCTTGAATGGCGTCAGGCGCCTTTGCTCGTTGGCCATCGCGTCTTGCTCCCACTTACTTAGCCGGATTGTCACGGGCCTCCAAATAAAAAAGCCCCAGGAGTGCTGGAGCTATTCTTTCCGCGTCTCCTATAAAAGGGCACACGGGGATAGCTGTAGTGTAGTGATATTTGAAGATTTGTCAAGGGCGCGCCCTGCGCAGGCCTCCCAGTAGCTCTAGCAACTCGGCCACCTCCTGGGGCGACGGCTGAGCCCGTATCCAATCGTGCAACGCCCGCCGCATATCGTCTGAAGAGCATTTAACGCGATGCACCTGGAGCGGATAAAGGAGGGGAGCGATCGGCTTGGTAGATTCCCTGACTAAGCGTTCATCGGGCAGTGGTCGCATGAAGGTAAGCGACAGGCCGTCATCTCCGCCGCCTCCCGTGACCTCACGGCACTCGCTGTCGCGCCAACAGGCCAGGATGTCTCGAGTCAACTGGTCCGCACCCTGCTCGGCCAGGCGCTCAACCAGGTCGGCCAGGTCGTCGGCCAGCACTGCACGGCTGCACCCCGGGCAGTGCAACCAGCCCTCGAGTGACGGGTGAGGCACCAGCTCGTGCTCGCAACAGGTCGGGCAGACGTGGGTCACTGGAGCACCTCCGACCGATAGGAGCAATACAGGCAACACTCGCGGCCCTGGTGCACCTCTGGCAGGTGCTCGCTCTGGCAGCTAGGGCAGCGCCACCAGAGTTGCAACTGGCCAGGCACATCGTCAGTCGCGCAGGTCGGCCTAAGCCAGTTGCCCAGCCAGCTCTCGGGATTGCTCGCCTGCTGGAGGTCGCGGAGCAACTGTAGCCAGACTCGATAGGGGTGATGCTGCCTCGGTCCCCACGGATAGTGCGCATTGACCGCTGCCCGCAGCTCAGCGCCTCGCAGGTGCGAGTAACGGGGCCATAGTCGAGCGATCACCTGTAGCCCGGCTTGCCTCCAGCGACTCTTCACGGCCATACCTCAGTCCGAGCGACCAGCAGCCGGGCTCGTAGCAACGACTGGGCAAAGCGCCCAAAGCTGACCGGATCTCCGATAGTTGTCGTGTGCCTCAGGCCGATCGCGCGTGCGTCCTGACGCATTACGTAGATCGCAGCCCAGTTGGCCACCACCTCGAAACCTAGACGCGCATCGTGCCGAGCCTCGGCCCGGGCCAAGAGCCAGTCCTGTTGCCTGTGTCGGCAATCTCGCCGCAAGTGGCGCCTGGTCGAGCGCCGGAAAAACCTTCTGAGCTTCATACGTCCTCCTAAACTCATCGCGACAGTTTTCGTCGGGGGGGTCAGCCAGAGTCAGGACTGGCTCGAGCTCTGAGCAACTCCCGCATAGCGGCCCGTATCTGAGGCGCGTCAGACGCCACTTTGTCGATCTTGCGGCCCACGAGCGGCCTCAGGCTGTCCCTGGCCTCGGCCTCAATAGCCGCCAGGCCCACGGGCGACAGGCCAGCGACCAGGTGCTCCCACTCCGCAGCCTCGGCTTGCTCCAGCGCGGCCCGCTCGGCAGCCTCCCGATCGCGCGCAGAGGCTCGAGCCTGCAGGAGGGCCTCCCGGTCAGCTCGGGCGAGCTCGGCGGCAGACCGCGGCACAGCGTAACCCCCGCGCTCAAACGCCGTGACGAGCCAGGCGGGCTTGCTTCCTACGGCTCCCTGCGCACCCAGCGCCCTCAAGCACGACCTGGCCAGCTCCGGGTTGCCGAGCATACGGCTGAGCGCCGGCTCGTTGACGCCGATGAGCGTGAGCTCCGAGAGAAGCGCCGGGTCGGCCTGGTCGACGGGAGTGACGTCCGATTCAACTTCGGGTGCGACAGCAAAAAAAACATCATCAGGGGGGGTAAGCGTACTGTCTGTTGTTGTTGTTTTCTTTAAGTCTTTCTTTAGATCTTTCTTTAATATAGGAGGGGTGCCAGATTTGGCACTATTACCCGTGCCAGATTTGGCACCCTTATGGTGCCGCTCTTGGCACCCGTGCCTCATTTGGCACTGGTCTTCTATAGTGCCAGATTCGGCACCCGTGCCAATATTGTCACCCGTGCCAGATTTGGCACCCTTTGGGGTCACCCGATAGGAGCAGCGGATGCCGCGCAACTCGATGGCCACCAGTCCACGGTCCACCAGGCCGCGCTTGGCGCGATAGAGCGAGCGACGGGCCAGGCCTGTCGCGGCCATCAATTCGGACTCGGACGCCTCGCACCAGTCCTGCTGGTAGCCAGTGGAGAGCCGCACGAGCCACAGGCACAGGATTAGCTCGGCGTGTGGCAGCTCGGCCACCCAGCCATCCTCAAAGAGCCAGTTTGGGGTCTTTGTCCAGGGGGCTGCGCTCACTTCCGGCTCCACTGCATAGCCTGACAGAGCCTCGCTTGCATTACCCTACTCTCGAGAATGGCCCAGCCCGAATCGAACCAATATCGAAAGCGCCTGATGTTTCGCCAGCCTGGGCAACCCATCGCCGACCACGCCCTGTAGCCTCTCCAAGCGGTCGTTTCCACCTGCCGGAATACGCTGTAGCCTCTCTGCTTACCGACCTCCTCGTAACGAGGCATACCGCTGGCCTTCGTTGGCTCGATTTCGTTCCAGCAGGCCTCAAAAAACTCCTTACTCAAAGGTCGCCTCCGATTTGTCGCAGCCGGCCCACTAGAGAAAGCCTCTCGCCACGGGCCGTCGTCGTCGGCACGCCGTGGCCATCCAGATACGCGACCACGGCCGCCACGTCCGACTCGGCCCGCTGCGCCCGAGCAAGCCGAGCTTGTAAGTCCCTCAGCTGAGCGTCTCGGTCCCCGAGCAGGCGGTGACGGCTCTGGCAGCCCTCGCAAGTGTCGAGCGTTGTCGCGGCGCGCTTACCCATCGGAAGCCTCGCCCGCCAGTCTCTGGGCGTCCAGCCAGTAGGCGTAGTCGTCTCGTATTCTCTCGACTAGGTCGGGCGTGAGGCTGGCCAACGTCTTGACGCAGGCCTCTATCTGAGGCACTGGAGTGAGGTTGGCGCTGGCTCTTCCCTTGGCTGGATCAAAAAACCAGCCAAATTGCTCCTGTGCCCACCAGTAGGCGACGTGCTCATCCAGGCCTTTCTCTTGGCGGAGGATAGCCCAACGCTGTTGCAGTGGCTTCCTCCGCCGGTCGTTTTGCTCCGTTGTCGGTGCGCTCGGCTCTTGCTGCGGCTGCGCTGGCTCTGGTTCTGCCTGGGCGACCTCCGTCGATGGCACCGGCTTTAGCGCCTCGACCAGGCCGGCGAGATCCTCCTCCGTGAGAGCGCTCCAGGTGCGAGGACACCGGCCCTTGAGCCACTCGCCGGCGGCCGCCTTGTCGTCGCCAAAGCGCGTCTTGAGTGACTCGACCAGGCGGGCCCTGAGGGGGTGGTCCGCCGGTGCCGGCGGGTCCTGGATGGTCCACTCGGCCTCCTCGACGTTGCCCATCGGTGCCCCCGCCAGGTCGACGTCTCGCCCCAGTTCTTCGGGAGTGTACTGGACTCCACACAGAGCCTCCTGGCAGGCGTCTCGAGAAACCTCGGTAATGGCTCGCGCTTTGAGCATCGCGGCAGGGAATTGCTGCCAGACCTTCTTGCTGACCAGGCCGGCTTGAATCGCCCGCTCGAGCGTCCACTCCGACCGGAACTCAAAGTCCGGATCATCGCAACGCCTGATGGTGGCCACCGCTCGAGTATCGTCCCCGGTGACCCGGAGCTTGTGACTGGCGCGCCTCACCAGAGTGCTAATGAGGGCCGCGCTGGCGGTCGGCTTGCCCTCTATGACGTGTATCATGGACAGGGCGGTGATGGTCGGGATTGCGAGCGCCTGGCCAAACTCGATCGCGAGCAGAACGTTTGCCGGCTTGCCGCGAAACTCCCGCGGCAGGAGATCGGACGCAGACAGCTGCTTGGCGTAGACTATCTTTTGTTCCAGCGTGAGGACGGCCAGGGCCTGGGTTTGTGGCTGTGAGCTCATCGCCTCAGCACCTTTCGCAGCGTCTCAAAAGTGGGCAGCAGGTGGTGGGCTAGCTGCGACCAGCGCACCTGGAGATCGCGCGTGATGGTCTCCGTTTCGGCCCGCTCCTGGGAGTCACGAGGTTTCTGCTTGAGCACCAGGTCGAGCTTGCGATTGACGGTGCGCAGCTCGGCCACGCACTCCTCCAGGGACATTTGCGCCGGCGGCGTGTCCGTGATGTTGGCGTTGATTATGGGCTGCATATCACCTCACGTTGCGAAAAATTCAACCTAAACCTAAAAAAAATGCCAATACTGCCGCTCGAGGTATCGCCTGAGCTTGACCTTGCTGATGGCCACGTGCGCAGATTGGGTGTCTCGCTGGACGACCAGGCCGAGCGGGCCCGTACTGCCAAACAGGCGAGCGTAACGCCCGGGACAGGGTCGCTGCAAACGAAAGCAGAGGTCTGGGAAGCCATCTTGAGCGCTGGCCAGCGCCCAAAGCCGGCGGACCTGGTCGGGGTTAAGAAACAAGTCACGTCACGCCAGCCTCAATACGCTGCTAAGGGTTTGGGCAACAATCAGCTGGCGCTCGGGGGGCAACTGAATCGCTCGGGTGAGCTGCCGGCGCAGGGCCGGACAGAGGCCCTCGAGCAAATCCTTCTGGCGCTGGAGAAACACTGCCGCGATCGTCCGGTTGCTGTACCCGGCAGCAAGTAGCATCGTTTCCTGTTCGGCGCCGAGCGCCCTGGCCAGCGCTTCAACGATGTGGCGCCGAGGCACATAGCCATCTCGCTCTATCAAAGTGACGTAACTTGGATCACACCCAACGATTCTGGCGAGCTCTCTGCGACTGAGCTGGCGCGCCTTCCGCCGGTCCCGCACCAATTGGCCCCAGTTCGTGTTCATCGCGATCCTCTTCTCTGGTCAGCCCTGACCAAAAGTTCTAAATGGTCCATCAGCGACCGAGGGTCGCGGTCGACGCTGGACGTGTAGGCGTCCAGTTGGCGGTTGTAGTCCAATACGCCGATCGGCCGGCTATCGAGGTAGACGGTCCCGTGGCGCAGCGCAACGACGTGGCCGAGCACCAATTGCTCGTCCAGACTTACAGGCTGATTCATCTGGGCTCTCCTTCCGTGGTAGGTGTTGAGGCTTGGGCAGCTGCAGCACTTTGTGCAGTCGCCATAGCTGGCAGTCAGAGATGCGTTGGCGCCGGCCGGCAAGGACTGATGCGATCGGCCCGATTTGGGCCTCAAGCTCCGAAACGCTCATTTTGAGGCGCCGGAGCTGGCGCTCATAGCGCGCGATGTCGCGAGGTGCGAGCTCAGAATGGGATGTCGTCATACGCACCTTCCTCGGGCTTGATTGCCTCGGACTTGATTAGCGCGACCCGAATCGTGTGCACGTCGTTGGTGGTCGCGTAGGCCTGCCAAATCTCGGGCTTCTCCTTTTTCAGGCGCTTACTGTCGACTTGCGTCCTTGGGGTGCTGGACCAGCTGACAAGCCATCTGCCTGCCTCGCGCACTCCGGGCGAAAGCATGGCGGCCCTGATGGCCGCCTGACACTCATCGACGACATCCTGGCGCTGCTTTATCTCGCTCTTGAGCCGGTCGACGGCCGCTGCAAGTAGTGACAGTCTCGCGCCGTGCGGACAATCGCAAGGTGGGTCAATGGGACCGTTGTAGACTCCGCAGATCTGGCAATACTCGGACATCAGCGCCACGAGTCCATTTCTTCGTCGGGCATTGACAGTCGCTCAAGGCTCTCCTGGATTGCCTCCTCCATCTGGTTGCTGCGCAGCTTGGTTCTGCCGGCATAAATCAGGACGTGCACGCCGCCCGGAAGCTCAAAGTCGTAGTGGAAGAATTGCGGCTTCCCATACTGCGCTCTTGCGCGATTGAATTCGTCGCGCAAGAGGTTGAGGTCAGTCTTTTTTGGCATCGCAGTCCTCCTCCGGATTGTCATTGCAGTTCAGGCAAAGGCCGCGGCTGTCAAACCAGTCGTCGCAAAGAGGACAGGTCGGGTCGGCCTCGTCCCAATCCTCATGCATTACGTCCTCAAGCTCCCACTCGAGCTCGACGTTGCGCTTGGCACAGGCCTCCTCTGCGTCGTCCAACGCTGCCCGCAAAGCAACCTTGGCCTCTTCAAAGGTCACGGCCTCGACTCTCACGGTCACGATAACTCCAGCCTCGTAGCGACTCACATACGCCTCCTAGCTCTCGCAAACAACGTCCTGACTCGCTGGTCGATGGCCCCGGCCTGCAATCCGACTGCTCGAGCCGCGGCCGACCAGGTGGTGTGCCGGCGCAGCGCCCTCAAGATTGCGCCCGCCGTCGCCTTGCGCTCGAGGTCGCCGCCGGCGCGACGCAGGCCGTCCCGGGTCAGCTGATAGTCGGCGTCCATCTCGGCGGCCTCGAGCCGGATCGCGTAGACCGCTGCGCGACGGTAACGCCCGAAATGCTGCCGCACCAGGCGGCGCAGGACGGACTCGCCGGCGGCCTGGGCAGCGAGGTAGCTCGCCAGAGTCCGACCCTGCGGCGTGAGCACCGGGGACCCCGACGTCTTGGCCACCAAGCCCTCTCGCGCCAGCTGGTCGACATGGTGGGCAATGCCCTGGTGGCTCAGCCCAAGCTCGGCCGCCAGGGCTCGGTAGCCTGGCCTCGGTGCCTCCCCAAATCTGAGCACTAGGTGGGCCCGGATGGCCTGGCCACCCCTGTCCAGTTTCGCTCGACGCGGAACGCCAGTGGTGGCGTGCTCCTGGCCGGGTGGTGTCCAGTCCCGATTGGCCGCCGTCGCAGGCGGATTTGCAACGGCGCCGCTCACAGCGGGACCTCCCGAATCTCTAGCGCTGCGTTGGCAATCTCGTAGGCGCGGTCGCCAATCCTGACTCGCAAGGGCAGCGAGAGTCCAGCAGATTCCAGCCACCTGCCAAAAGCGTCGCGCACGGCCCAGTGCTCGCTGCGGGCAACGACGACCACTTGCGGCAGGCCGACGCTCTCGTTCTCCAGTCGGACGCAATAAGCGCAATGAGTGGGAACCGTGCCTCGGACGTAGTCGCCCAGGCCATCACTCACAGGACACCGCCAATCCAGATGGCTGCCATCCAGCCAAGGAAAATTGCGACGAAGAGCAAGGACTCTGCGAAGTCAGCACCCGGGTCGCTTGTTACGCCGCTGTATCGCTCAAACGTCTTCATCGTCGGACCTCCATCGCGTCAAGTGTCAACTGCTCGAGGTCGACCCGCTCCGCCCAAAGAGCGGCCTGCAAGCGCGCCGGCGAAACCGCCAGGTGCCCGGCCAAGCGGGTGATGACAGCAGCCTGTTGCGCCTGCTTCCTCGCCCGGTATTGGTCCAGAATGGACAGCGGCAAGCGGCACAGGTTTTGAGATTCGTTCAAGCTGGTTCGCATAAAAAAAGCTCCTTCGGTTCTGGTTGGGAAGGCAAGCCACAGGTATTTGCTACCATCGGACAGGCGCTCAACCTCGCGCCAGCCTGCAGCCCGTGGGTCTGGCAGCGATCGCAGGTGATTGCTGATGACAGCGGCGTCAGAAACCCTCATCGCGCCCTCCTTTGCCATACCGACAAGTCGACGGCCCCGGTGTCGCCCACCAGGCTCGCCGCCTTGGATCGTGGCTCGGGCGCCCGCTCGTGGCCCCGCATGAGATAGGCACGGACCGCGGCCCTGGTGACGCGCCATTGCCGGCCGACCCTCGCCGCCCGGAGCTGGCCACTGGCTACCAGGCGCCGGACCGTGGAAGTGGAAACAGCCAGGTCGGTGGCCACCTGGTCGAGAGTGAGGCAGCGCTCGCTCATCGCAGCCCCCGAATCGCCTTGAGGGCAGACAGATACCCAAGGATACGCTGCCGAGCCTCGTCCAGGGGTCCGATGTGCTCAGGGTCTGGCTGAGATCTGGCCAGCTTGAAATAGCCGTCGTATTCCTGGCGCGCCTGGTCGAGCTCCGCTTTGAGACGAGCCTCAACCAGTTCGATAGTCGCTTGGGGGATTTCTAGACGAGTAGGCGCGGCGCGAAAAGTCAGGCTCATTGGGCCACCGCCCTAAGGCGCTGTATCATTCCCTCGCAGAGGGCTTTCATGTTCAGGTCTTTGAACTCGCTTCCCCGAGCGCTGCCACGAAAGACCAGGTCTGGCCCCGGAACCACCTCATACACGTCAGCCGAAAAGTGCATCTCCTTGCCCGTGAACTCAAGAATTGAGAAAATCAACACGCTGACGTTATTGGGGTCATCGCAGGGCCTACAATCGCAGCGCTTCGAAACCCGGGCCTCAAAGACTGAAACAACCAGGGTGGGGACCTTGCGTCCGAAGCAGTCGACAATTGCCTCGCCTGCACTGACGTACCGGCGACGACGAGTCGGAGTGTCCTCGGGCATCTTTAGGGTGCGCAGGACCTCGGTCGTGCCGTTGGTTGCCATAACCGTAGGTTCAAATTCACCCGCCAGTAGCCGGTTTTTGCACCTGGAAACGAACTCAGATTTCGTCACGAATTGAACTCCTTTCATCTTGTGGGTGAGAAGCTGGAAGAACGCCCCACTATCGCAGGGGCCTCGCCTATTTTGCCGGCACCGAGTATCGCGGATGCCGGCCCTGGTTGGGCCCGATACTGCCCTGCGTCTTACGGCCCGGGCCAGCGCTCCTATGCCATAGGTGGCTAGGATGGTGCCGGGCCGACGGAGACGGGGGGAGAGTCCGTCGGCCCAACTTTTTGGCCGGATGGCCGGCGAATCTCGTTGGCGTCGTCGGAATAGAGGATGGCGTGAAGCTTGTTTAGAGCGTTGCTGAGCCCTTGGGCCCGACCGTTATGCCAGACCGGCCCAAAAGGCTCGTTTTCGCCGACAGTTAGGCTGTGTCTGACGTCCTCGGATAGGCCTCTGCAGAGGGCGCACAAGGCAATCCAGAGCGGGTGAGGCTGAACTTCGCACTGGATTGCGTCCGTCGCCGCTGCGCGCAACTGCAATTCAGTCAGCACGCTGTAGTTCTTAACTTTGTTCCACAACACAAGGGCGGTGAGCAGTCGCGTTTCGGTCGGCTCTTCGTTATTCGACCTATAGAGGTAAATCAAGCGAGAGGCGACGTTGAACGCAGCAAGCGAGCTAGCGCAGTCGAGCATGGAGCCTGGCTTTATCAGGGGAAGCTTTCGCACGAAGTCAAGGTCGTACTGCACGCTTGGTTGAGGATAATTCACGCCTTCTGGGCCCTCGCTTGAATTCGAGACCATGTCTTTAGGCTGTGGTAGGGTAATGGGCTGATGCATCCTAAGCCACCCTCCCATCGCTCTTGCTCTCGGCAGCGAATCGCTCCATCACCTCGGGGCCAAGCAAATCGGCCAGCGCAAGCATTTTGTCATAGGTGGGCCGATGCTTGCCGGTTTCCCAGTGAGTCACCGCCACGTCTGAAAGGCGGAGCATCTCGCCGACCTGGGCCTGAGTCAGGCCCTTTGCTCTTCGCAACTCTATCAACCAATCTCGCATACAGGACTAACCTCCGCTTAGTGTCATCATCTTGCACTAAGCCAGGCTTAGCTGTCAACCCCCTAAGTAAAAGTTAGTATTGAGCGTGGATCTGAGATCTCGGATACGGATGGCAAGGGAGCAGGCTGGACTGTCTCAGTTGGGACTGTCTGAGATTCTTGACGTGTCACTGACCTCAGTTCAAAACTGGGAATCGGCCCGGGGTAAGCCATCAAGAGATCGCTTGGTGCAAATAGCCAGCGCTTTAAATCAGCCTGTCAGCTGGTTTTTCGGAGAAAGCGAGGAAAGCGCAGCACCCAAGCCAGTCAAGCAGGTCCAAAAGCCTCGAGCTCGGCCCAAGGCTGACCCAACTCCCGAGGACCGCCTCGGCCGACTCGAGTCCGTGCTTGGCCGCCTGGTCGACGAGCTGGCCGCGACGCGCGAGGAGCTGCGCGCGAGCCGCGAGGAGAGCAAGGCCGCGAGGTTGGCTACAAAGGCCCTGCGCAAGAGATTGGCCGCGACAGAAGCGGCGCTCGCCGCGCCCGACCTACCGAGCCAGGCGGGCGCGAGTCCGCAGCAACTGCGGTCAACGGGCTCGGGTTAGCTGGGCGTCCGACCAGGGCGTTGATATTTTGTTGATCCGGGCTGGATAGTCTGGAGCGCTATTCTAAAAGGGGGATATCTAAATCATGATCCAAAAAACCACTGTGAGCATTGCTCTTTGCTTGGCGTTGGCCACCGCAGGCTGGGCCGACTTTGAGTGGCCAGCTGAGGCCGTGACCGTTCGCATCGAGAACCAGGTGGCCCCCGTAGTGTGGCGCGACGGCCGACCCTTCGCCGAGCGCAGCAAGGTCGCGCCCTGGCTTCGAATCCCCAAGGAGGGCGAGTTCTGGGTAGACCTGGTCGAGGTGTGCGAAGAGAAGAAGGCCCAGGTGACCCAGAAGGCCGACGGCAGCATCGACGTGCTCGTTCCGGCGGCTTCCGCTGCCTACGCCGCCCCTTCACCTCAGGCTGGCCAGAGGACTTCCAAGCGTCGCAATACCCGCCAGGCGCAGCAGTTCAAGCGGGAGTTTGAGGCCGACAAGCGAGCTAAGGCGATGGCCCCCCGGCTTGTCGTGGTGCGCAATCAGTGCTACATCGCAGATACAGAACACATTCGGGCAAAGGTGGTCATTCAGAACCAGGGTATCTCTGAGACGCCACCTTGCATGGCTGTCGGCAATTTTGTGGACTGGTTTGGCAAGGAGTGGGCGCAGGGTCACAGCTTGGCCGTCCCGAGCCTGGCACCCGGCGAGGGTGTTGAGCTCGAGTTCTTTTCCATCGTCCACAAAGACGACAATCTGGAGAAGGCGGACAAATACAAGTGCAATGTCACCTTCAAAGGCCTGCCCGGCGGAAAGGTGTCGAAATGAAGAGTTGTCCGTTTTGCGCCGAGGAAATCCAAGACGCAGCCATCAAATGCAAGCACTGCGGGGAAATGGTGAATGGTGACGCCGTGAGTCCGACCTCGCCGGCGGCAGCAAGTGCACCGGCGCCGGCAGTCGTGCCAGCAACGACACCCGCCGCCCAGACGGTCAACCCGGTATCGGGCGCCCTGTCCTTCCTTGGGCTTTGGGCTCTCTACTATGGGGGCAGCAAATGGTTTCGAGCCAACGAGACCCAGGCGGCTATGCAAGCGGGTGGAGCTGGCGACTTCTCCAAGCCGATGATGGACCAGATGGCCAGCAGTGGGGCTACCTACTGCGTGGTTGGGCTCGTGCTCTTCTTCATCGCCGTGGCCGTCCAAGGGGCAGGCTCGACGCCGGCGACGGCAACTGCCCCTGGTCAGGGTGCCGCGACGGCAACGGTGCCAGCCCCAGGACCAGCTGGCAATCCAACCATCCCAATGAACCGAGTCACGGCAGCCGTGCTAATGGCCTGCCTTTTCGGCATGGTCTGCTGGGTCGTGTCTCTCTTGCTGGACTTCCGTGATGGCCCTGCGATGTATCTCGGGGTTATCGCCGCCATCTTTGGTGCCGGTATTGGCCACACCTTCGCTCCAAAGTTGGCCGAGATGGAGCGCAAGAACCCAAGCGGTTTCCAGAGGCGTTAGTTGAGGTGCACCACGACCGCGTACGGGTCATCGTGTTGGTCGTTGGTAGCTATGGAGCGTAGGATGATAATCATGGTGTTCATTGGCCAATCGTAGCGAGCTGGTTTCTACCGGATTTCTACCAGAGGGCCAACTTTGTTAACGAGAGGTGAAAGAATGACGTGGAGGACAAAAACATGGAATTGAAATTCGACTTTATAGAAGCCGTGGACGGACAGCGAGCTACAGCCCAACAAGTCAACCAGTTTATAGGTGCCTTCAACGAGGTGGCAGAGTATATCAGAAATCTTGAAAAGAGAGTTGAAGACTTAGAGAGTAAGGCAAGAGGCCAAGCATAATATGTTTGCCACTGGGCCCTCGGCTGCAGACTCTGAGGTTCTTGCGCGCGCAATAACGCAGGTCCTTACGCTACTATTCAAGAACTTTGGGCCATGGGGGACAGCCTTTCTCATTATCATGTTAACACTGGCGGCTATGTTCTGGCACTACCTGGCAGAACAAGGCAAACTCAAGCAGTTTCAGGTTGCACTCGACGAAAAAGAACGGACAATTCAAAGGCTGGCGGCCAACGAGCGGATGTGGCGCATGGTCTTCCTTAACAAGTTTGGGAAGTATTCCGAGGAAGCAGCCATCCTGATGACTCTCGAAGGGGGGAGTAATCCTAGTGAAACTAGGGAAAAACTAAAGCGACAGGTAGCCTCGATGAAGGAGGTTGAAAAGAAAGATGACGCCTGAAGTTGTAGCCGTGACGGTCCCGATAGTCCTGTTTTTTTGCTTCAACCTGGCTTTTTCTGGCCTGCTGTCTTTTCGCTCGGCATTGATATTCTCCGCGGTAGCGCGACGGGAGCGAATACGTGAGCACTTTGCTCTCGCGCGTGAGGCCCTCTTCGAAATGGTTAGAGAACGTCCAGAGTTTGCGCAAAGCTTTTTCTTTGCTCAGATCAACAAATACTGCACCGCGAGCATGCGTCATCCAGACAATTACCAGAACAACGGGATCAGAATACTTCCCAAACTGGTCTCCAAGGAGTTTCGAGCGTCCTGGAACGAACTGCGCCCACACCTACAGGCTAACCCGGACACCTGCAAAGTGCTATGCCACATTGAGCAGGCCACAGGCATGCTTATCAAGGAATCTTTGCTGCATAATTGGTTCGGCGTGCTGATTGCCTGCGTTATAGCCCTACCAATAGCCTTGTGGCGATCTCCGGGCCACACCCTGCAGCGGCTTGCGCAAGTGATAAAGGCTCGCAGCTTTCTCGACCTGGTTCGGGATAACACCTTAAGAACATTGATTCAATTTCAAGAGTGGGCTAGCGCTGAGCGAAAGCTCTGCCAGCAAATGTGCTGACGTCAAGGAACCCGGTCCCCTAAAACGAAGAAAGCCCGGCCGCAGCCGAGCCTCCCCTAGCAATCTGAGACTTCCGCCAGCGGTGCAATTCACCTGCTGGAGGAAAGCCACGATGCCACCTCGCCATGACAAGAACCAGGGCCTGCAACGCTACGCGGACGGGCAGTGGGGGATCGACGCCTACATCGCTGGCCGCCGGCATCGCCAGAAGATTGGGGGCAAGGAGGCGGCGCGCCAGGCGCTCGCGGACCTCAAGCGCCTGGCCGCCGAGGGCCACGCGCCAAAAGCCAAGCGACTGACGATCGGGCAGTGGATCGAGGAGTGGTATCTCGACACTCCTCGCAGCCCGGCCGACACGCTCTACATCAACAAGTGGCGGGAGTCGATCGGCTCGCTCTACCCAGAACAATGGACGGTGGACCAGTTGCGAAAGTGGGCCCACTCCCAATTGGAGGGCGGGCTGAAGGTCGCCAGCATCCACCGCCAGATGGATCCGTTGCGGACAGTCTACGCCGAGATGGTGCGACGGGGCGAGATAAGGCCTGACCAAAACCCAATGGCTGACCGCAAAGCGCTACGTTTGCCCAAGGCCAACAACAAACGCGATGCCTACCTCAAGCAAGAGGACGCGCCGGCGGCGGCTCGCGAGCTCGGCAAATACTGGCCGTATGCGGAGTTTGCGATCTTAACCGGAATGCGATTGGCCAATCTCGCCCAGCTCCGGCGCGAGAACATTGACTGGCGAACCAAGGCGGCCAAGTTGGAGTGCACCAAAAACGGAGAGAAATTCTGGGTCCAGTTAAGCGGCCGGGCCCTGGAGATTGTCAAAGCCCAGATGGCCAGCCACGAGCACGACCGTATCTTTCCCGGGCCGGGCGGCAAGGAGCTCAACAAGGACTGGTTCCGGCGCCGGGTCTGGGCGCCGGCTTTCGCTCGGGCCGGCATCACCGACCTCACCTGGCACGACCTGAGGCACACGTTTGCGACCTGGCTGACTCAGGCTCAGGTCGACCTCTACACAGTCCAGGCCCTTTGTAATCACCAAGACCACACGACGACCCAGCGCTATGCCCATCACGCGGACGAGTCGGCCAGGTCGGCCGTGGAGCGCCTGGCGGCCGTGATGGCCCAGGCGACCAACCAGGCCGGAACCGTCCATAAACCGTCTATAGCTTTGGAAAAAAGTGGGCAGAACTGGATAGTCCTGAAAGGCACAAATCCAGCATTGGTCGCGTTTTCCGCTAATTGAAGCCGTTCCAAAAATCGACCAATCTTCGTTCGGGACGAAGAGGTCGCAGGTTCAAATCCTGTCGCCCCGACCAACAAGAGACCCTGATAGAATCAGGGTCTCTTCCTTTTCCGGAACCCGTCCATAGACGGTCCAGTTTTGGCGGCCCGTCCATAAGCCGTCCATAGCAAAAAAAATAGCCCCCACCCGGCCTCTCGACCAGGTGGGGGCTATTGCGCTTCTCGGCCTACCTCAGTAGACGATTTCGACTGTCACGTATTTTGGCTCGATCGCTTTGCCGGCGAGGAACACTCCAATTTTGCCCGAGTGAGCAATGATTTTGATCTCGCCGCTGGGCTGCTCGACCCCGTTGTGCAAGATGCGCTGGCGGCCGCTGTGGGAAAATAGCTTCCATCGTTGGTCTTCGAGCGGCGGTGGCTGGGGGGGCAGCGACTTCACGGGGTCCGAAATAACCAGTCCGCATCGGAAAAGTCTCCGCCATGACCCGACCAGCTCCTCTCGCTCGACCGGTCTCGACGACGTCGGCCGGTGCACAAACTGGCCGTTGCCGATGTAAATGCCGACGTGAGTGATAGTCCCAGCTGGCCAGTTGCCATAGGTGTCGTCCCAGAACACGATCGACCCCGGCAGCAACCCCTCAATCTTGTCGACGAGGGGCGCACCGAGGTCGCGGCCGGCCAAGCTATTCGCAAATCCGAGACCGGGCCAGTGGCCATCGACAGCCTTTTTGGTTGTGGCGGCCGCCAACGGGTGGCCAACTTCGCCCAAGACGTGGCGCACAAACATCATGCACTGCTCAATTGCGCCAGCCTTAAAAGGCTCGCCAACCCACTTTTCGGCCGCGGAGGCCACTTTTACTGCGCTCATCTCGCCCCCTCAATCGCAGCGCGTGCCCACAGGGCTGACTGCTCAAGATTGGTCAGGGCCAAAGACTGCTGGCGGCCACCCGGGACGTGGTCCCGGATAGCCCGCTCACAGCGGTCGTAGGCCTCCTGGAGCTCGCCGCCCTCAGGTCGGCGGCCAGGTTGGTCGTCGTTTTGGTTTCCAGTCACCGCGCTCACTACGGAGCCGGCGAGGTTGAGTGCGCTTCCCAGCCCTCCGATCACACCGCCTCCTTTGCAGCCGATAGCACAATCTGAGTGATCTCGGCGGCGTCAATCTGCCCGTCATCGGAGACGGCGTCGGTGAGGCCATCGAGCAGCACCAACGCAATCGCCAGAGCCTTGGCGGGCAGAGCCGGGCAGTGGGCAGCCAGGGCCTCACGCAACGAGCCCCGGCCGGCCAGGTGCTGCACCACGGCGTGGACTCGCTCGACCTGGTCGGGTGTGTCGGCCTGCACGACCAGGTGCTCCTGGCTGGCCAGCACGTCGACGACCTGGCCGACCGGGCCCAAAATGCGAAGGGCGCCGTCCGTGGCGCCCTGGATTTGTCCTAGCAACTTGATCATAGTTTCCTGCCTTTCTTTTGGGCCCTCGGCGGCTCTGCCGGCGTTTGCCCCAACTCTTTGATTTGCTCAACCAGGATTTGGATATGCGCCTCGGCCAGGCCGAGCGAGGCCTCCAATGCCTCCTGGCTGGTGGTGAGCACCTGGCATCGCAGCTCGAGCTCGTCTCGCTGCCTCTCCAACTGGTTGATCGCTTTGCGCAACTTGTCGATGTCGCCGGCCTGGCCAGCCAATCTCGACTCGAGTCCGTCCGAGCGCGCCTGGGCCTTTTGCACCCGCTCCAGCAAGAGCAGCTCCTTTTGGTGGGCCCGCTCTTCCGCTTGGTCGAGTCGGGCCAGCATTGCGTGCAGTTGCTGGCTGAGCGCCCCAACCTCGTCGCGCTTGGTGGCTTCTTGGGCCTCGACCTCATCCGTCGCGCTCTCCAGCTGCTGCCGTTTCACCTGGGCTTTCCCGGCCAAGTAACTCAGCACTGAGGCTCCAAGCATCGAGACGGCTTGGCCGAGCAATGAGGGGTCGATCATGTGTGCTCCATTCCGGGCCAAGGCCCAATAAAAAAGCCCGCTGAGGGGCGGGCGTGACTGTTATTGCAACTTGTTGAGCAAAAGCAGGACCGCATCCCTGATTTTCGCCATAGAGAGAGGCGAATCCATCAGGCTTGAAATCTCTAACGCCTCAGCGTCGGTCAGCAGGCACCGATTGCCGACCTCGCCCTCGGGCAGCTCCGAAAGGAATAGATCGCGGATTGTGCCCCCAGGGGCATCCCACTCCAGCCACGGCCGTCCATCTGCCACGATTTGACTGCGCAAACGATAGCCACTGCCATCAATGTAAGACGAGATTGCGGCACCGTGCGAGTCGTAGAATTGAGCCCCAAGGACCATTGTCTGCGCTTGCGCCTCCCCAGCGCCAAGCCCTTGAGCTTCCAAATTTGAGCTAATCGCCGTCGCCACCTGAGCCTTCAGCCTGTCGATCTGGGCTCGCCTGATAGGAATGCTTGACTGCAGGGACAGATTAAGGCCCTCAATCGGGTCGGGGGGTAGCTCCTGGGGCGTCAGGTAAGCGCCGTCACTGACCTCCAGTACTACCGCTCCGCCCGTGCTACTGCGGGCCTTCGACCAGGCATCAGCGTCAATCTGAGTTGGCTCCCTACCAAGAGTCAAGGTGGCCACCACTTCGCCCGTAACTGGATCGATTACTCGCATGTATGCCTCCTACAGGTCTGCCAGCTGAGTGCGACCCGAGCCACCAGTGGCACCGCTCGGACTCGTGAAAGTGTGATCTCCCTCGGTCAGCACTGCCGTCCCAGCTGCCAAATCAATCACGACGACAGAGCCTGCGCCTCCACCGTGGCCACCAGTGACGCCGACGCCATTTGGCCCACCGTCGCCGCCAGCGCCCCCGCTTACGTCGACAGCACCAATCTTGCCGCCATCAATCTCGCCGGCACAAATCCAGACGTAGCCGCCTCCCCCACCTCCGCCGCCTCCGCCACTGCCGATACCGGTGCCAACACCGTCTGTGCCGTTGCCGCCCTGAGAGCCAGTCGAGGCGATCGCACCTGACGCTGTTCCACTGCCAACCAGTATACGTTTCGCATAGATTTGGACGCCGCCCCCAGAGCCTCCAAAAGTGCCCCCGCTCCCGCCGACGTTGCCACTGCCGTTGCCTCCTCCGGCCGATCCCCCGATAGCGCCAACGCTGGTGTATCCTCCAGCCAAATTGGCAGCGGACGAATAAATCGGTGCCATGAGGACGGGTGTCGGGGCCAAGTCAAAGGAGGTAGTAGTAATTGTGGCTGAGGCCCTAGAAGCGCCCCCCCCGGTAGCTGCTGCTCCACCAGCTCCGCCACTACCGCCTCTCCCGCCATTGCAATAAGGTGCGCCTGCTGGTGCAGAAGGCTGACCACCAGTCGAGATGCCGCCAGTAAAGCCACTGACGTGAGGGCTAGCCCCGGGGCAAGGTCGGTAGCCACTTGAGCCCACCTGAGTGGCGCTCGAGCCACTAACTCCGCTCCAGTTTATGGCGCCCGCAGGCGCGTTGGTCAAATCTAGGTCACGGCTAACATACAATCTATAGCCATTCGTGACCAGGTTGCCCGTGCCAGAGATCACCAAGTCCCGGTAATACATGTCCCGAGTGAGTGTAGTGGTTCCAGAAGAAATCGAGGCATCGCCGTCCGAGCCTGATCCAAAAATACCTGGAGGACCACTTGGCCCGGTCGCGCCAGTTGCCCCGGTCTCCCCTTGAGGTCCGGTTGGACCCGTGGCACCAGTCGGACCCTCAGGCCCTGTTGGCCCTATCTCGCCCTGTGGCCCAGTCGGCCCGGTCGGTCCTTCGGGTCCCGTCGCCCCCATAGGACCTTGCTCGCCCTGAGGTCCAGTAGCACCTTGTGGTCCAGTCGGACCAGTGGGCCCTTGTGGGCCGGTTGGACCAATCTCGCCTTGGGGCCCAGTCTCGCCCTGTGGTCCTTGCGGACCAGTTGCTCCCGTCGGCCCTTGTGGCCCGGTCGGACCTACATCGCCCTGAGGCCCAGTCGGACCAATCGGACCCACTGGACCCTGAGGGCCGGGAGTGGCCACTGTCACGACGCCTGTCGCAGTCTCGGTTACTACCACCACATTGCTCACGACAAATCCTCCGTGATGTTGGGCTTGACCTCAATCGCGCCCTCGAGCAATCTTCTGACCACGCCGCTGGCGAATTCCACTTCCAAATCATATTGGTAGGAGCCGGCCCGAAAGTCCGCGTGTCCGGTCTGGGCGGCCGTGAGCACCAAGTCGATCCGCCCGGTCTCCGGCTCCGGAATCGAGCACGTGACGCTGGCCAGCACGGGCCGGCCCTGGGCGCGGCGAATTTGCATCCGGGCCGTGGCACCGGTCAGGTCGACGGGCGCCTGGTCCTCGCCCTCGCCGGCGAGCCAGGTCACGGAGCGGTCCCACGTGGCGCCCCGCTCGATGGTCCAGTCTAATGCTCCTGCTAGCACTGCGCCTCCTACGGCTTGATTTGTCTGAGTGCGTTGCCATCGCTCAGATCGACCCGGATTAGCACATCGCCGCCGATGGCCAGCGATCGCACAGCCTCAGGGCCCTCTCGATTGCTGACCGATGCAATGCTGGGAGACGTCCAGGTCGCCGAGGCCTGGGCCTTGTGCGCGACCTCATAGCCGTCCTCCAAAAGCTTGAAAAACGCGGTCTGGCCAATTGTCTCGCCTGCGGTAGGGACGTCCGCCGGCGACTTACTAAACCACTCGGTGCCGACGATAAGCACCGGCCGATCGCCGCCCTCAGGACGCACGTAGCCCTTCGCCACCGGCCCGGCGTGGTTGGTGTTGTGTAGCCAGTATTTGTAGTCACCCTCACGAGCCCAAGTGGTTTCTCCGTTAACTTGGTCCTCGGTGAAAGTGTCAAGGTCCGCAAGGTGGCTGCCGGGGATTTGATATAGAACCTCTGTCAGTGCCAAGTTCGTGACCGTGATCATCGGATAGGGTTGGTGGGTCGGAGCACTCCGGTTGTCGTGCAACCAGCAGACGAGATCGTGATCCTCAAATACCACGATCCCGTAGCAGTTTTCCGGCACCGGCACCTCCTCGGTCGCTTCATATGTTTGTGCGAACCCTGACGAAGCATACCGACAACCTGTTCGACGAGGTAATGGGGTATATCGGGTAACGGTATTGTCGGAAGAAATCCTGACAAACTGTAACTCATAAGCAAACTGCACTATAGGGACTATCCCGGCTTGCCTAAGTTCGTAGGTCACGAACCAGCACCCATCTCCGAATTCAGTGCGATCCTGCCAGACAGTAGACCCTGAATCTGCCACGCTTCCAGTAGTGGTACTTAAAGCTAAGAATGGTACAGGTATCAAGACGGCACAATATCGATAGCCACTAGGTGTGGCGACATGGCGTGTATTAGGCTGTGCCAGGTTAGTAGAGTCACCGTCAACAATCGAATTAGTGATTCTGCGCCCGTCCCAGTGCTGAGAATCTCCGGCTTGGTAGTTTGGACGCCTAGCCGGGAGAGGTGCGGGGGCGGCCTTTACCCCTTCACGTCGAGTACCCAGTAGTCCAGGTACCCCATTTCCTACCCCTGGGAAATATAAATCAAAAGTGACATTGCCAAAACTATTGACGGTGAGCATGTAATCTTCAAGCATCACTCCATGCCATTTTCTCTCATGGGTTCGGGTATAGGGAAAAGGCCCCCCTGGTGTTCCAGGACAACTCCAAAACTGCTCTGACGTACTTAACGAAGGTTGATAGCCCTCAAAGGCGTCCACAACATGAGCAGCAAAGGGAGTAAGGACCGACATCAATACGGGGATCTCGCTACGGACGAAGTTCTCTTTCTCCCAAATAACAGTTTCGTGGTTGATGTCCCCGGTGTTGGCGTCGATGGCCAACTCCCGTATCGATCCTTGATAGAGGTTATTTGAGTCACCGGATTGAGAATCGGTAGAGAGGCTGGCTTGTTTGTTGCACGTCACCGGAACAAGCCACTTTAACCCGCCTGCGTCTACACGCGCAGGGAATCCGTAGTTGGTGCTCCCGCCATTGGTTAGCACTGCTCCGCCACCGTTAAGAGTCCATGTTCCGCCCCCCAGAAGTGTCGTGAGTTCGGTCCGCCAAACCTTGGACCAAAGATCGGTCCAGGTCAATCCGTTTAGTGCGTAGCCAAAGATCGTGTCTTCGATCATGTTCAGCTTTGCCAGCCGGTCCAGCGCAAAGCTCGGACAAGACATAGTGCGACTATCAAAAGACCCCACTGTGATTGTGGATGCCTCGAACTCGTTGTTATTCCATGGGTCCAAGGTGAAAACCCTGTAGGCCCCGGAACCACTCAACTGGCGGGGGAAGAGGACCAGCTTTTGATTTCCTTGGCCGGAGTCACCATATAGCAGCACGTCAGTGTCTGGGGAATACTTGTCCAGCGCCGTCTCGATCGTGCCCTCAAGGGGAATGTCCACCAGGTGGAGCTGCTGCCAGTAGTCCGCCGTGGGCTCGAGCCGATGCACTCGCAAGCCAACCACGTCGCCGGTCTCCTCGGAGCCCATCCGATGGACCAGGATCACCTCGGCCTGGTCGCCTTCGAAGAACACAAGGCCATGCGGCGTCCCGTAGATACCCACCTGGTCGCCGTGCCGCGTATTGTAGTCATAGCAGATATCCCCAGGCCAGTTTGCGGGGTCGGCGTTGGCGCCACCGACCGGGTTGCGCAAGCAGCTACCCCAGGCTTCGTCCCAAGGGCCAAGAGTCAAAAGGAGCGGAGTCGGAACAAAGGGCGCCCAGTCGGCCGAACCGACCACCGCAAGAATTTTCATCCGGCTCCTGTCCCGGCCGTCGAACAACACCTGGACAATCGACCCGACCGGAATCCGATTGGCTCCGTCCCCCACTGCAAGCACGTAGCTGGCGCGGTGGCCAAATCCGTCGCGGATGTCATACCGCGATTTGCCCCGCGCGGCCGTGACCTCCCAAAACTCGACATCCGGGTGAATCTTCGACATCTGGCCGGCCGCGGACTGGACCAGGCCCACCACGGCCGGCACGTTTAACGTCGCAGGGCTTGGCGGCAGCCCAACTTGGACCCGTATCACTCAGACTCCGAGGCGGCAGGACCAGCATCCTGATAAATCCCGCCAGATTGAGAAACGCTACGCCAAGCTCCAACCGCCAACTTTTGCCTACCAGGAGTGGGCACGCCCTTGAGAACGGTCCCATCTAGCAACTGAAAATTAGCCAGGCCGCCACCTACCCAGAGCACCTTGGCCGAATCATTGGCGGCATAGGACTGGGCCGCGCTTCGCATGGTCCCAGTCACGTAGCCGGTAAGTGCGTCTAACTCAGCGCTCATTGCTCTCCTCTCGTGCACTCGAGCTGCATGCTGCCGTGCGGTCCTCGCTTGTTGATTTGCACTCGCTCTACAACCCAGCGCGTCCAGTTCTGGCGGGCGTATCGGTCCTTCACTCGGATAATCTGACCAGGGCGAATCCACGGATTCAAGAAGGGCGTCGCAAACTTGGCAATCCAGACTTTGCGCTTTGCTTCAGCAAGCCAGGCCTGGGTGGCCGTGGCCGCTCCAGCCTCGTCCCCAATGCCCGGCTCGGCAATCGCCTTGCCGGCAGTGACGACGCTGTAAATCGACTGCAGCAGTGGGTCGTCGGCCGTGAAGCGGTAGTTGCCTTCCCGCTGTATCGGGCCGCCCCGAGCCAGGCACTCCCAGCCCGGCTCATAGGCCGCTGTCCCAATCAGCGGGATGTAGGTCGCCTCAGCGTAAGCTGCCGGAATCGGCCCGGAGTAAATGCCGTTGGACAGCGAGCCAGTGAGGGGCGTGCCGTTTTCGGCGAAAAAGACCCAGTTGTCAAAACGGCCCTGAATGACCTTGACGACGTCTACGACAACATTGCGACTCGGATCGAAGGATACTCGGACACGGCCGACCTCGCGACCGGAGCCCTCGCCGATATAGCCACCGCCCGGGGTGAATCTCACAAAGACGAAAGAGTTTGGCTGCCGGGGGAACTCGTCCAGGTCCAGGGTCGAGATGTTCAGGTCCTCGACAAAGTCCCAGCTGGCCGGGGCGTCCGTGCGCACCTGCTCGTAAATGAGCACGCCGCGCTCCCAGCGCCTGGCCGCCTGCATGGGACGAGCCAAGGCGTCCAACCAAGAGAGAGGGCTGCCAGAGCCGCGCCTGTGCTCCCCGATCAGGTAGTTTGGATAGCGTAAATCTATTGGGAAGCCGGCCAGTGTGGCGACCTGGCGCGCCGCTGAATGCGCCATCACCCGATCGCCAGCTGCCATCACAATGTCGTCGAGGTAGTTGCCAGTGTCGCTCTCGATGGTAGCGGTGAGGTCGTCGCAGGTCCACGGCTTGAGGCGCTTCGCGAACCCGGTTGGACCAGGCAGATAGGTCTCGCTCGACCAGCTGGTCCCGGCCGATCGAATCCCAAAGCGGAAGTTGCGGAGCGTTGTGCCGTTATGCTGCCGGACCAGGCCGGCGTAGGCGCCGTAGCCGGGCGGGGCCAGGTCGCTTGGCTCCACTTCAACACCGTGGTCGTCAACCGGGTTGGCCAGCGTGACTGTCGCCGAACTCTTGCCGTTGAGTGGCATCGTGATGCTGAGATCGCCGAGTAGTTGCGACACGTCCAGGCCACAAAACGAAGCGCTGAACTCGGGGGCATCCCAGACGTTCCAGCCTGCAGCCACAAACGTGCTGACCGTCATTTCGCCGGGTGTTGTCAGCGCGGCAAAGGCTTCTGGCCAGTGAGGCGTGAGGCTGCGCCTGGCGCTCACTACGGTGCGAGATACGGGCGTGAGGCTTTGCCGGCGAGACAAGAACCGGCCGGACGAGGTCAGGCTCTGGCGAGCAGAAAGGAACTGACCAAGGACAGGCGTCTTGCTCTGGCGAGCGCTGAGCACTAGGCCGCCTCGTTTTTCCGGTAGGCGACCCCGCGATAGGTGGCGTCCGTTGAAAGCACTTTGATGTTGTAAATCAAAGAGCCGCTAGCGTCCTGGTCAATCTCGGCGGCCGTGTCGATGTCGCCACCAACCGGACTGGTGTCGTCGTTCGGGTTGCCGTCCTCGCCTGGATAGTATTTCAGGTCGGCGTCGTCGGTAGCGTCGGGGTCACCAATCAGAGCGATAGAGGCCTGTAGCAGGTTGATGGGCGTCGCGGGCGCACCGCCAGGCCATCGCAAACGCAAGCAATAACCGATGAAGTCGCCAGCGTCGACGTCGTCGCCAGGGACGGCGAGCCCATTATCTGCGCCTGGCCACCACGTGGCCGCCGCGAAACTTCCGATGCCACTGGCGGGATTGGTCAGCCTGTTGCTACAGCTGATCGCAGCATTCTGCGCAGTGGCCAGCGCCAGGTCATAAAGGGTAGAGGCACACCAGCACCCCTGAGTGCCGTAGATGACCCCGACAATGACGCTATTGATAGTCAGATAGATGTCACCAGTGGGAGCAACTCCGTTGTTGTAGATCGCAATCCAGTCGCTGTCTGCGGCCACTGTCGCCAGGTTGGGGACCGGCGTCAGGCCAGCAAGTGTCAGACTCTCGTAGCTCGTGACCCAGGCTGAGCCGTGCTTGTATGCCAGCTTCAGCGCACCATTGTCAGCGGAGCTCGTGCTATACGCCGAGATCAAGCCAGGGGCGGCCGGTGCAATACCGCCGCATAGATTCGCAAACTTCGCGCCAACCAAACTAGGCATCAAGCACCCCTGTCACCAAAAGCTTTATGAAACCGCTACGCTTTGCCCAATGCGGTGCCTTCCACGGCCGCTTTTCCCAGCCGTCGCGGTCAAAGACGGCTCGGTGCCAGACCGTGCCGTCCAGCGTAAACTTAAGTCGAGATGCTGGCTGCGCGTTGTAAAGCCCGTCAAGCGCCTCGACCTGGTCGTCAGAGAGCAGCTTCACCGGGAACTCAATGGTGCCCAGCGTCTCGTTTGTCCCGGCCAGTTGCAAGGTGCGATATCCACCTCGAGTGATGGCTTCATCTATCAGGTAGGGTCGCTTGATCTCAGGGATGGGGTGAGGTGCATTCTGGCCCGTCAGGGTAACGGAAACGGTGTCGGCCAGATTGGCAATCGTTATTGCAGGGCCGTGGATACTCATCTACACCTGGCCGAGCTGGTGCGCAGGATTGAAGACGTTGCTGGACCTGGCCAGGTCGGAAGCGCTACCAGAAAAGGTCTTGGTCTGCTGGGCGGCGCCGGCCCCCACCTGCACGGTGATGGCCAGCGGGGCGTCCTGCAAGCTTCGCGCAACGTCCTGGCCCACACTGGCAAACTTAACTTCGGGAGCCGGCGCGTTCAGCACCTGGAACTGAGGCCTGGCCGCTGCAGCCTGCTGCTTGCGGACGTCGCCCAGGCCAAAGTCCCCAAGCGAAATCCCAAGACCTTCAGTGGGGTCAGAAAAAAGCGGCGAGTTCTTGCCGCCTACCCGGCTCTTGATTTGCTGTATCTCCGTCACCGCCTTGTCGACGGCGCCGACCTGGCCCTTCAGGATCTGGTTTTGCTTTTCGGTCTCGGCGGCCATCTCGCGCGTGGTGTCCTGGTTGACCGCCTGGATCTTCAGGTTGGCGTTCGCAATTGCGCCGGCGCGGATTTCCTCGTTTGTGGTGCTCTGGATCACCAAATCACGCTCCGCTTCAATGCCCTGGATAATCAGCGCCTGTCGACGCTGCAGCAACTGGCGTATCTGGTCGAGCACCCCGGACTGCCCGAGGCGAGGCTCGAGGTCCTTGATGGCTTTGCTGATCTCCGCCGCCTCTAGCTGCGCTCGCTCTCTGGCCTGGCTGCGAATTTGACCGGCATCCGCCTGCTGTTGTCTTTCCTTGTCCGCGGCCTCCCGCTTGGCCTCAGCCTCAGCCTTCTGCACCGCGAAAGCCCGGTCACGCGCCGCCTTGGCCTCTGCCTGCAGGCGCTCCTGGTTGGCCTTCTCCTCTTCACGGGTCCGCTCTTGACGCAGTTGGCCCTGGAGTTGCGCGATCGACAGGTCGATCGACTGCTGCTCCTTGGCTGTCACCTGCAACTCAGCCACGACAGCCCGATAGGCCTCAATTTGCTGCTGCTTGCTGAGCTCGCCGGCAGCCGTCTGCTGGCGAATCTGCGCCAGTCGAGCATCCAGGGCGTCTTTACGCTCCTGCTCGGCAGCTTTCTCGGTAGCGCTTTCTTCCTTTTTGGCGGCCGCGGCCTCGAGCCGCTCTTTCTTCGCAGCGTCTTTATCGGCTTTGCCTGCATCCTTTTTAGTGGGCGCAGCAAGCTCCGCTGCCTTCTGCTGCTTTTCAATCTCGAGCAACTCAGCCCGCACCGCAATAGCCTCTCGAATCTTGGCTCGGATGCTCGCTTCGCCAGCCTTGTTGCCCTGGTCCAGGGCCAACTGGCCCTGCTCCCGCAATCCTGCGATCAGCGCAGTGACATCCTTTGAACTCTTGCCAAGAGAGCGAATCTCTTCGGCCGACTTGCCGACCAGGTCGCGCTGGTCACGGCCGGCCTTCAGACGATCGGCGTCGGCCTTGGCCAACTCAGCGCCTGCCTTGGCTGCGCTTTCCAGTTCCTGGGTGTAAGCATTGATTGCGACAGCCAGGCCGCCGATCGCGGTTAGAGCCAGGCCGAGGGGACCCAGAGCCGCTGTGAGGCCTATCCGGAGCAAGCCCAGCCCGCGCGTAGCGCCGGCAGTCGCGGCCGTCATAAATCCTACGTTACCAGTCAGAATCGCGATATTGGCGCCCATCTGCAGGGCGCCGGCGGCGACTTGGCCGCCGGTAGCTACAAACTGGGTCCCCAGCCCAACAAATGCCTTGACTCCATCAGGCAGGCCCCGAAGGGCCTCCACGGCCGCGAGGGCCGCTGGGTAGAATTTCTGCTCGAGAGCGACAACAGCTGTCCCGATGTCATCCTGTAAATTTCCGAGCTCAGCATTAAATCGAATCTGTGCAGACGTTGCCCTTTCGGCGGCCCCCGCAAAATTTGCAGCACTGTAAGCCGCCAGGGCGTCTTTGGCCGCGTTGATGCGAGCCTCGTTGTCGAGCAGCACCTTGTTGTTATCGTCCAGCACTGCTCCAAAGTTTTTGAGGTCAGCATTGCTGGCGCCCAGCGCTTTTTGATAAGCCAGCAGCGACTTAGCGTCGCCGAACTTCTCGAACTTCCCAAAGCTTTCGCTCAGCGCGGTAATGCTTACATTCGTACCCTTAGCTTCGTCCTCGAGACGCCTAAGGACGTCCTCACTGTCCACGCCAAACTTTTTCAATGTGATCAATGAGTCAGCAAGCGCGTTGCCGTCAAATCCAAGCTGAACCTCTCTATCTATCAGAGCCTCACGGTCAGCCGCTAAATCTCCAAAGGCTCCGCGCAGCTTGTTGATCGTATCCACTGACCCCTGAGCCTCACGCCGGAAATCGTTTGCAAATCCAGAGACAGCTCCCGATAGTTGCTGGAAAACCGCCACTCCGGCCTGGAGAGATTCAAACTTTGAAAGTTTGTCCACTGACGCGACAATCTCTCCTGAACTCTTGGCTGCCGAAGCACTGACCTTGCGGAGCTCCGCCTCGATTGCGTCGCCCTCGGTCTGCACGACCCGGCTCGCAGACTGAAAGGAGGACTCCACCCGCCCCATTCCTGGGCCCCACTGTGAGTCGTCGACGACAAACTTAGCGCGGACTTCACCGACTTCCACATCTCACCTCACTTCCGATTGGCTTCGCGCGCCAACTCGTCAAATAGGGCCATAGGTCCGCCCCAGAACTCCTCGTGACTCATGTTCAGGGGTCCGGTTGCGTCCCGGAGTCGGCGGGTCCAGTTGAGCGGCGTTGTTTCCGGGGGCGTGTTTTTTTTTCCGGATTCTCCTCGCGCTTGGCCTGGCCACCCTCGACAAGCATGTCAGTGACGACCCCGGCCAAATCGCCTCGAAAACCAAACAGCACCAGAGCGACAAACTCGCTGGGCACCAGTTGGCCTTCGTCCCGCTCTTCCTTCGTAACAGACCAGGCGATGTTGTTCTGTTTGCGATATGTCGCAGTAAAGCACCAGAGCAACAGCAGCAAGGGTTGAATCCTGCCGGGGGAATTGAGGAACCAGTAGACACAAGAGGCGTAACCCTGGCCGGTCAGCAGCTCAAGGTTATACCAGGCACGAGTGTCTGACTCTAGCGTCCACGGAGCCCCGGCCAGCATTACAGTGCGGACCGGGCTCCGCTCGATCGACGGATTCATACTACGGCGCTACAGTCGTAAATTGAAGATTTGCGGGTGCGGCGATATATGCTCCGGCGGGAGTTCTGACCGCACCGCTAATCGCAATGTTGTAGTTTGCGCTGTTGGTCAACTCAGGATGCGCCATCGTCACAACGGACTTGTTCGCGACGACGGCGTGGGTGTTTGTCGTGGCTATATGCAGCACACTTGCGGCAGAAACCACATGCTGCAGCATGAAATCCTTCGGCGAGAAAAGTATCTCACGGTCAAAGGTTACGGTCAGGTTGGCGGCCGCGATCGCTTTGGTATTGTTGTTGTCCGCGGGAACGCTGCTTTCGACTGCAGGCACAGTCAGGTCTGGGTCCTCTGCAAGGGCCGTGCCGGTCTCGTTGGCTTCCATTTCATACCAGTCTCCAGTGACTGACTCAATGGCCTCAAAGTCGGCTTCGTAAATCGCTACTTTGTCGGTCTCGTGGACAATTGCCGGAGATCCGATGAGGCTGCAAAGGAAAGCCCTTAAGCGGTAATCGCCATTCGGAAACTCGCTGCCGATGTATGCGACCCTGCCCTCGATCTTAAAGGTTCCCGAGACGTCCTCAATCTTGCGCTTCATCAGGAGTTGACGGTTTGGGCTATCGCCGCTCGCAATGAATTCGCTGCCCTTCATCTTTGCGAGTTGCTGCAGCTTGAGGCGCGGCCAACGCAACTTGAACACAGCACTCTTGGTGCTGTTGATTGTTGCTGCCACCGTGTCGCCACCAGGGATCGATTCCGACACGGTATTCTCGGTGATCGACAGCAACTGCGGATAGGGCAAGAGAAAAGACTCGGCGTCGACGTAATTCGCACCTTGGTCCACGGTGGGAGTGAGTAGCACCTGCCGGCTGCCCTTGAGCACCATGCTGTGAGCAAGAAATGAATCCACTTTGTATCCTCCTTTTTTGGGCTACTCGCCCTGTAACTCTAACTCGTAGTTGTTGACGACAAGCCAGCACTGCTGCTCATCCTGCCCGATGGGAAACGGGGTCGATTGGGCACGACACGCGGAGACAAGCAACCAGTCTGGACTGCTGCCCAGGCGGGTGGTGTCCAGCCGCGAAAGTTGGTTGTAGATCCTCAGCGCCTCTGCGTTAGCCAGGCTAAAGTCGACGCATCGCACGGACACTTGGAATCGCGGATAGTCAAAGCCGACAGCCAGGTCTGGAGCTCGCCCAGATGTTGGGCGCAGCACTACCCCAATCGTCGTCGGTTTTACCGTGTGCGGAAGCTTGGTGCGGAAGAAGTTGGTATTGAGGACGAGGTTGCCGCCGGAATTAGCGGCCATCCAGGTGCAAAGGATCTGACTCCAATCAACCACCTGCGATCATCCCGTCCAGTCTGCGTTGCGGCTGAGACTGAGCCTGGGGCAAGGCATTGAGATAGGCCTGCTCGAGGAATTTAGGGCCGCCTCCGTTGGGATGGTTGAGGTCCAGACGCTCGTGCTGATATGCGGCGTGCTTAGCATCAAAGACCACTTCAAAGCCGTCCTCGGTCCTCACGACCTTGCCGCTCTCGGCCAGCTCGCTCTTGTCCCGGGGCGCTAGGCCGATCGCCTCTTGAAGAACTTCACCGGCCAATATCTCGTAATCAGCCAGGACTGCAACTGGAGCCTCTTCTCGAAGGTGAGTCAGTTTGCTTTGGATCTGACTGAAGCCCGTAGTCATCCGCCCTCCAACCAGAGCACCAGGTGATCGACCTCGACCAGGCCGGGCACCTCATCAACAGCAGCCACTCGATAGGTCCGTGACCCGTGCACAATCAGATCGCCGACAGTGCACGGCCTCGGAGCCACGAAGAGGCGGGCGACCGTCGAAACCTGCTCGCCGTTGGCCTGGACTAACAATCGGTGCTTTGGCTCCAAACGGCCGTCGATAGCCTTTGCCGGCCCGTGGGTCAACTGGCCGTCTGGCCCAGCTCCGGTGAGTCGAGCCAACTTGAAGCCAGGTCGGAGGAAGTCCGATATCACTGCCAGGGTCCCCAGCCTTTGGTGTTTGCGCCACGGGCGGTGTCACGCGGCCCAATCAGTCGCCCTGAGCGAGCAATCCATCCATTCAAGTAGGCCAGCGCTCGGTGGGACAGGCCAGAGTCAGCGCCCAGACGCCGGGGCCCAAAGGTCTCCGAGTGCGATCCGGTAGCAAAAGAGACAACGCCCTCAGCCTGCATGGCCGCGCGAGTCCCCTCGGCAGTGCCCGTCCGCAGCAACTCGATGGCCTGCACCAGGCACGCCTGCTTGATGTCCTCTGGGATCGTGTCGCGCGCCTCGGACTGTTGTGCACGCGGGAACTGCAGTCGTTGATTTGCGTAGGCCGGATATCCAGCCATCGGCACGCGATCAATCATGCGCGTAGCCTCTATGAGAGCCCGCGCCTTGTCGTCGTCATCCTGATTGCGCCAATCGCCATTGCGGAGCAATAACTCGGCGTCCTGGTCAGCCTGAGCAACGGTCAGGTAACTGTTCGCAGAGGCATCTCCGGGCGTGGCTACAATCGTTATGGGCATTAGGCTACGCCAGCTTGCTCCAGGATGGTAGCGACGCTCTGCGGCACAGTCAGACGCTTGCCCCTGGTCAGCACCAGGCGCATACCGCTAACGACCACGTCCTCATCCGGAAACTGCGGCTCGTGCGGGGGTCGCTGGAGCAGCCGGACGTGACTGCGCGGCTCTAGCAACAGTCGCCAGGCCAGCAACTTCTTGCGCCGCGCCTGGGCCGCGATCTCACGCATCACCGACTCCGACTCCGGGAACTCCTCGACCTCCCTGGTTTCCATGACCAACTGGGACGCCGCTTTTTCTGCAGCCTGAGATTGTTCTCGACCCTGCGCGGCCTCCATAGCCGCAAACGCCGCTCGAAGAGCCTCGTTCGGGGATTGAACTGGCGGCGTGAGTGGCTGCTCTACTTCTTTTGCCTTAGACATATCGGTCTCCATTCGGCCGCCAGGCCCCGGAGGGCCCGGCGGAAGTTATTTTAACTGTAGGTGCTGCCGGACTCGACCCGCAGACCGCAAGCCTGGTTAAGAAGCTTACGGACGTGCGAGACCTTCCAGCCCACGGTCCCTCTCTGATGCAGAGGGTCGTCGCCACTACCAGGAGGACGCACAAACACTTCGATTGCCCGCCCCTCTTTGGTAAGTTGACGAATGCCTCCCGTGGCGTCTGTCCACTTAACGGAACCGTGCCAGTGCCGTCCAAAGATCAGGGTCGAGTAAACGTCAATACCTGCCGCTCCAGCTCCCTCAAATTTGGCTGCCATTGGATTGTTGAGTAGTCGGACACCATTCCAACGGCCAAGCTCACCAGAGTAAGCCTGGACACCGCTACCGTACTTGTCGGGCGCCATGAAATCGTCATCCTGGCGCAGGTCAAACTTGACATCAGGATGCACGTATCCAATGTAGCTGCCGCCAAATTGGTCCTGGATTTTGGGCACAAAGGAATTCTCTAGAATCCGAACCGCTTTGTCGATCTCCAGCGCGGAAAACTTGTCGCTGGGCGTGAGAGAAGCGCGGCTCAGTTTGTTGTTGGCGTAATGGACGTTGGTGCCAGCATTGAGAACAGTGCGGTCTACGATCTCAAGAGACTCGGCCGCCTGCTGTCCGCACTGAGTGACTAGATTTGACACAATAGGGTCAACGCTGGTCATGTCGATTTGGTCGTCGAAGGGAACGTAGCTGCCATACTGGGCAGGGATCGCCTCGACGGTCGAGGCGCTGGTGGTGCTGGGCGTCGGGGTGACACCAGAGACCAGGGGAGTCGTGACCGGACCGAGCGCGGCCCATTTGTTCCATTCGGCCTTATACTTGCCGTTGGACAACTGAATCACCCTGGCGTCATCGGCAAACATGTGGTGCCAGAACATAGGGATCAATTGCTCGAGCAACAGGCGGTCGTAGTAGGCCTTGAGTGTCGGGGTCATATTGGACGGGGTAAGCATTGGCTAGCTCCTTAAATTTTAAGCTGGCCACTTCCGGCCTGCGCCTGTAATGCGGCAAACTCAGCAGAGGTCATGCGACCGATTCGGTCGGCTGTCAAAGCTCCACCAGGGTTGCCGGCAACAGGATTGCCTCCGTGGCTTCCGGCTCCGGTAGGGGCCGGGGGTGGGGGTTGCTGAAAAAGGAAGCCGTATTGGGTTTTCATGCTCGAAAGAACAGTGTCCAGCCCTGAAACCTCGCCGGACTCGTCAACCTCAACGGTCGACAAATCCGCGAGCTTGTAAGCCGCGGACGGATCCACGGCTCCGAACTCTGCGGCCTGCCGCTCGAACCTGTGCTGGATCGCCTGCTTTTGCAGCTTGGCGCGAGCCTCGTCGCGCTCAGCGGCATTCTTGGTCGCCTCAGCCTTGAGTTTTTCAAACTCTGACATCTCGCCATGCCTTCGTGCCTCGTCGGCCTCACGCAGGGCGGCTGCCTCCTTTTCTGCCTTGCGCAGCTTGCGCAGGAGCGCTTGCTCGCGGGAGTTGGGCGCGGACTTGCCGCCACCGTCTCCAGCGTCTCCCTGCTGCTCGGGAGCGCTAGTCGGCACCCCTCCTGTGGAGGGAGTTGGACTAGGAGGGGTCGGGGGTTGAAATGCCATCAGTTTCCTCCTCAGGCTCCACCGCGATCGGCGTCTCCTGGTCTATCTCGCTGTCACCAGCGGAACTCTTTTTCTCGTCTTCGTCGATGCGCGCCAGGATTGCGTCTGCCTCAACGTCGCCCACCTGGCGAATATACCGGATTGCGTCGTGCCTGCTCAGTAGGCGAGCCGCGACCTGAGCCGTTGCGACTTCGGTCAGCTCACGGTCGTCGCGCGGCAATCCGTTGCGCCAAATGACCTCACAGTGCCCCGACGGCTCTGGCCAGTCGCTCCACTCAGGGGAAAGGTTGGAGCGCCAGGCGGCCGCCAGGTGCATTCCAAGGAAAATCGCCTGCTGCATGATTGGCTCGCGATAGAGCGCCTTGCGCCCCGCCCTGGTCAGCATGCGAGCAAAGCGCATCAGCATCGCCCTGCCCGATTCGATGTTGCCAGCCTTGTCGCGGCCGAACATCGCTGGAGATATGTCCGAGTAGTCGAAAATCTTCGCGTCTATGAGCTCGAGTTGTTCAAAGCAGGCCGTTAACTGGGCATCCCAGGTCAGGTAGCGAGGTGCCCCTGTGGCAGCATCCTCGGGATTGACCTCGAACCACTCCATGTCTTGCACGGCGACCGCGCTCTTACGTCCCACCGACCCGGCTGGAAGTATGAGCTTTGGGTCGCTATGCCTGTCCAGGATTGACGCCAAAGAGGTCAATCTTTGATTGGCCTCATCGAACAGGCTAATCAGGCCCTCGGTGTAATCACTCTGGCCAAAATACCGGCCACAGTGGCGCAGGTTTGGGCCGTGCAGCAGCAGACTGAAGGGTACCCGTGTGTCGATCTGCTCAGCCGGAGCCCTGTCTCCATAAATGAACGACAATGGGACCTGTCGCTTGACCTTGGTCAGCCCCTCGAGCTCGAACAATTCATTGACTATGAGGCCGGGCTCATGGTGCTCGACTCGCAGATAGCGCTTCTCGCCGGCCACCAGTTCCCACGCCAAACAATGACTCAACACCCGCCTCAGGTTGTCCGGGTCCAACTCAGCAAAGTAGCTGTAAGCCGGATATTCCTCGATGTAGACCCGCAGTTGGCCACCTGGTCGCTCTGGCAAGATGCTGACCTTGTAAACCTGGTCACCACGAAAGGAAACACTCAGCTCCGCTTCATACCAAGTGGTAACGAGTTGGTTGGAACGCACCAAGTGGTCGATGTATTTTTGTTGGCCGGGCTGACTGATAACCGGCGGCTGGCCAAACATCAGATCTGCGTAGGTTGTGGTGACGAGCTTAGGATAGTCCTGGATTAGATAGTTCTTCTCCCGCAGGTGGTCTGGCAGCTTGGCGCTCTTGTTGGAAAATGCAGACTTGTGATCGGATTCGAATAACTGCTGACGCAGCGCGTAGCCGTCAATCCTTTGCTTGTCGTGGCACCACCACTCGTTGAGCCAGTTAATCAACTACGCAGCCCGATGATGCGGGAATAGATGTGCGGCTGCCCAGACCTTGGCGTCAAGGCGATTCGGGCTTTTCTTCGATACGCCAGGGACATAGGTGCACATCTCATTCTCCAGTTTCGAAAATTTGCCAACCATGTGGAAACGTCTCTCGGCCCAGACGGCACTGCAGGGCTCTGCCCGGGTGCGTTTGCCTCTGCTCGCCTTTACCTCGACAATCCGAGGCCGTGGCTCTCCCTCGCGTATCACGCTGTAGATGGTGGCCCGGACCATTTTGCCGCCGCGATTGGTCTCGACGACAATGCAATCAGCCTCCCATCGCAGGTAGGCCTCGTAGGCCTTGCGAGCCCAGACCGGCGCGGCGCATCTCTCCGACAAGTCCTCAAGCACGTAACCGTGCAAATTCGAGTCCCTGCCGGCAACGATGATGCCGCACTCGTCATTGTCCGGGCCGTCCTCCTCCGAGGGGTCAACCGCAACAACGATGGCCTCCAGGTTCTCGGGCACGTGGTCGACCTGTAGAGCCCAAATTTGCTCAAAGGACCAAAGCGCACCCTCAACCCGGTCGAGGATCTCCGCCCAGACCTCTTGTCTGGCCAGAGCGCCTTTCGCTCCCTCAACAACCCGCTTAAACCACCGACTCGACAGGACCCAGTAGTTATCCCAGCTCGAGCCACGAGTGCAGACCACCTCGCCCTTATTGCTGGCAGCCTGCTCCACCAGGTGGATGATCTGCGGCAGCGGCCGAGGCGTGGTGGTGATGCAGACCTGCGGATTCGCGCCCTTGCGTAGGCACATCTGCAGCATTTCCCACGCCTGCTCAATAAAGCGAAAGGCGGCGAACTCGTCTACCCAGGCCCAGTCCAGGTTGGGCCCGCGGACTCGGTCGGGCTTCTCTGCCGTGCGGACCAAGGCTCGAGCCTTATTCGGCCAGGTAAGCCAGTTTTTCGAAGGCTCCCAAACCGGCATAAAGTCCGGTGGACTGCAAGCCAAAATGCCCGAGTCCCCGTGGATCATCGTGTCCCGGACATCCGCGCTGGTAGCGCCCAGGAGACAGCCAATCGACCCAGGCCGCTTACGCGCCTGCTCGATTACCCACTGCGCGCCGGTCCTGGTCTTTCCCCAGCCTCGACCCGCCAGGATAAGCCAAATGAAGAACTTTCCTACGGGTGTTTGCTGCGCCGGGCGACCCCAAAAGCGCCAGTTTGCCTTGAGGGCCGCGCGCTTCTTCAGGGACAGCCCGGACCAGAATGCGGTCCAGATATCTTTCCAGGCCGCCATCTTGGTGGCTCGGCTCTGGCGAGACCAGAGCTCGAGTATGGTCAGGCCCGTTACCAGGGCAACTTTTGCTAGCTTGGCGTGTAAACGCTCTGGCGGCTCCTCCGGGACTCTCACTCGTCCTCGTCAGGTTCGAGCTCGTCCTCATCCGGCTCATCCATCCGAGCAAAAAGGACATCCATCTCTTGCTCGACAGCCGCGGCTGCGTCTTCCAGGCTCTCGGCCTGGCTAGCCGGCGCAGCGAAAAGCTTTAAGTAGCTGCGCCGGATTGTCTCGAGATTGAGGAGCTTTACGGTGAGGCTGCTGCCCTGGTCCGGGCTATCAAACTTGCGCACCGACAACACCAGGCTCCGAACTGCGGCAGGAATGTCCCGCTTCGGACGGATCTCCCAGTCGTCGTCAAAGATGTCATCGGGGCAGGCTACAGCTTGCTCAAACATAAGCTGCCGGATAACCTCACGGCTGGCCAGGACCTCGGCCTCGTCGCGCTTGTAAAACGCCTCAAGTCGGGCTCGAACTGTTGGGCGCTGCAATAGCTCTGACGCCTGGACGTGAGCAGACCGCTCGCTGTAACCGGCCTCAATCGCCGCAGCCCGCTTCGTGGCCCCCCGCATCAGTGCCTCGCAGAATTTTTGCTCGCGCTCCTCCGTAATCCTGGCTTTGGCTCGTGACATTTTACCCGCCCGGCTATGCCGCTCAGCGCCGGGGCGCCGGAAAATGTTTAGGTAAATTTAGGTTTGAGGACGAAAAAAACTGGGCTGTCAACCCCCCGAAAAACCAAAAACGCTCTGTGGCGC